ACAAACAGAGATGATATATAATGAAGTCACATACTTTTATTATCAAATGTGGAAAGAAGTGATTTATATCTTGCTTTTGACAGCAATTTGTGGTACAATGTATATTGTTTATTTTCAAGGAGAATGAGATGAGCCTATTTGTGGAAGTGTTTTCGGTACCGAAAGGTGTCAATGTTATTATTAATCTAGATGAAGTAATTGAGATTGCTCCATTACCAGATGGTAGTGCAGCTTTGTTTTTTAAGGATGGATCTGGTTCTGGTTCTATGACCAGTATTACTGTAAAACAAGCAATTCCTAATGTTGAAGTTGAGGATGATGAAGTTTATAGTACATTCAAGCAGTTTGTTGTTCAGACAGTAAGTTCTAGTGATATTGCTAGACGTATTGCTAGTTTGAAGGCATCTGCTCCATCTGAACCTTTTCCAAACTTTCAATCAGATTTGGATGAAGATTCGGAACCACCACGTAATAAGGGTGGAAGACCGAGGAAGAATCCATAAAGAACAGGGGGTCGCAAGACCCCTTTACTTTATCTAACTTATGTGTTATAATTATTTATAAATTAAATTTTATTATGGAGAAAAAACATTAACATTTTCTATCTTGACAATAACCCCAAGGTTTGTGCTCAAATGCACAATGACAAACATTGCATCAAAATGATACTAGAGACATGTCAACTACTTTCAACAGCACATCGTGTTATTGATGGTGTATTATTGACGGGAATATCCGATTCTGGTCGTAAAACCACATCATGGATTCTTCCTGATGGTCGCAACGATGTTTTATATAAGGCAACACATTTAAACCACCCTTCCGCTATTTGGGTAAGACAATCTGCATCAAATTATCGTTGGTTGTTTGAATTGTTTTGTGAATTGCTCGATGAATATACATACAGATATGGTAAACATCATAAATGTGAAGGTTTGCTTGGTCATCTAGCATTGTTACCTAAAAATATATCTACGTTATATAAATTTACTGAACCTACTCCTGCTATGGACAAATCATATATAATAGAAAATGATAGTATTGCTTCTTATAGAAATTATTATCAGAATGCAAAACAACATCTTGCCTCATGGAAAGGTAAAATAAATAGTCGTAATATCCCAGAATGGTTTGGAGTGTCAAATGCCACGATATGATTTTAGAAATAAAGAAACAGGTGAAGTAACAGAACATTCTTTTTCATATAAAGAATATGATCAGTTTATATTAGACAATCCACATTTGGAAAGATATCATTCGGCAGAACATTTACATATAATGTCTGATAGTATGAGAATGAATATACCTAAGTATAGTCAAGGTGATTCGGCTTTTGAACATCATGTTATTGATAGAATCAAAGCAACGGTTCCAGGTAACACTCTAAAGGATAATCATAAAACCGTAGGGAGTAAGTGGATCTAATCTTATAACAACAACAAAGGGATAACATGGCAGTTAAACCAAAGAAAGTACCAAAGACGGCCTCAGAAGAAGTTCAAAAGCAACATTTTAATCTAAGGGAAATAAATCCATTAACAGATAACCAAGAGAAAACATTTGAAGAGTTTGATGAAGGTAACCATTTAGTATTATCTGGTTCAGCAGGATCAGGTAAAAGTTTCTTGGCATTATATCTTGCATTAAAAGAATTGATGGCAGAAAGATCCAGATATAAAAAGATCATCATCATTCGTTCTGCGGTTCCATCAAGAGATATTGGTTTTGTTCCAGGTACTTTAGAAGAAAAATCAAAGATTTATCAAGAACCTTATAAGAATATTGTTAATGAATTGATTGGTCGTGGTGACTCTTGGTATTTCATGGTAGAGAAGAAGATTATTGATTTTCAGACAACCAGTTTCCTTAGAGGGTTAACATTCTCTGATTGTATTATTGTATTTGATGAGTTCCAATCTGCAACATTCCATGAGATTGATTCAGTATTGACTCGTATTGGTGAGAACTGCCGTTTTATTCTTTGTGGTGACCATGCACAGAATGACCTAAGTATTAAAAGAGAAAAGACAGGATTCTTAGAGATAATGAATATTCTTGATAAAATGCAAGATGTGTCTCATATTAAATTTACTACTGATGACGTAGTAAGATCTGGTTTTGTAAAACATTATTTAATTCAAAAAGAGAAATTAGGATTATAAAAAAATGATATTTGAAATACATGCTGAAAAAAGTGCAGAAGATAAAAGAATATTCTTTTATGATAACGAATCCAATACTTTATCTAATGAAGATGGTACAGTTTTTCAGTATGACCCCCTTCCAAGTTATGATATGGAACCTATAGTTCCTTTTGATAAAGATAATCCTATCAAAAAATCTAGAAAAATCAATGTTCTAAAAATTCAAATGGGTCTGAGTTGTAATTACTCCTGTGATTATTGCTCACAAAAATTTGTTGAAAGAGCACCAGAAACTAATAAGAAAGATATTGATTCTTTTCTAGAGAAACTAGAAGTATTGGAATTTGGAGAACATGTAAAAGTAGAATTCTGGGGTGGTGAACCATTAGTCTATTGGAAGACTATGAAACCACTTGCAGAAGCATTGAGTGAAAAATTCAAAGAATTAAATGTAAACAGACACTTCTCTATTATTACCAATGGATCTATCCTAACCGATGAGATTATTGATTGGTTGATGATGATGGACTTTGGTGTTTCTATTTCTCATGATGGTCCAGGTCAATCTGTTCGTGGTCCAGACCCTTTTGATGATCCAGAGAAGAAAGAACGTATTCTTGGTTTCTATAGAATGATGACCAGATTAAAGAAACCATTTAGTTTCAATGCTATGTTGAATTCTAAGAACAAGAGTCGTAAAGCAATTTATGATTGGTTTGTAGAATTAACTGGTGATGAGAATGTGCAAATTGGTGAAGGTGGTATTGTAGATGCTTATGATGAAGATGGTGCTACTAATTCATTGCAATCATTGAAGGATCATTTTGAATTCCGTCAGACAGCATTAGCAGATATGATCTCGACTGATGGGTTTATGGGATTCAGTGGACAAATTCAAAAGATTGGTGGTTTCATTGATGCTGTTCTTGCACATAAAGGTTCTAAGTATCTAGGACAAAAATGTGGTATGGATACAGAAGATAGTATAGCAGTAGACTTGAGAGGTAATGTTATTACTTGTCAGAATGTAAGTGCTGCTGAAACTGCTATGAATGGTGAATCACATAGTGGAGGTAATCTGGATGATTATGACAATGTTAGATTACATTCTGTAACACACTGGTCCAATCGTAAAGAGTGCTCTGAGTGTCCTGTTCTTCATGTGTGTAAAGGTGCCTGTATGTTCCTACAGGAGAAGTATTGGGATATCTCTTGTGCTAATGCTTATTCTGATAATGTGGTTCATTTTGCATTAGGTATCATGCAAATGACTAACGGATATATCCCTACTCTAATCAAGAGTGATAATCTTCCATTAGAAAGACAGGATATATGGGGAACCATCTTTGAACATAAGGAAAAGAAAAAGAGAAAAGTCATACCAATCAAGGTTGTAAGTGAAAAAGTATCTACCATTGATGGTGTTGATGTATATGGTAAATCACATATAGAATGATTATAAATATTAACTATCTAACTCACGAAGATTAAAAAATGACTCTACCATCATCTGGAACTATATCTGTTGCTACTATAAACGGTGAAATAGGTCGTCCTGCTACATATTCATCTGATTTGAATTTTCTTAACAGTTTGATAAAATATAATAGACCTGGCCAACCAAATTTAGCAGCATTCTATGGTCTTACATATTTTCAGAGTAATGCACAAGGAAATTGCAATAATGGTAATTGTAATTGTTCTGGAAATTGTGGGAATATTCAATGTCAGCAATGTTTTGCATCTCAATGTATAAATTGTGCCAATTGTGATGGTTCACCATTACTACAACCTAATTGCAACTGTGCTTGTACCTATAACTGTAATGCGAATATTTCTAGTTATAACTGTAATTGTAATTGTAGTAAGATCATTTGTGCTAAATTGCATGAACTTGGATTGATGCCACGTAATATATTCCAGGCAGACCAGAACTTTGGTGAATTGTTAAGAAAGACAGATCCAAATATGTATGAAGGATATGTACGTTGGGCCCAAACCGTAGTTGATTGGATGGAAGGTGATGGACCAGAGGTTATGATTTGGATTAGGGACAAAGAACAAAGAAAACTAAGAGAGAAACAAGCAAGTATCAATTGGTCTTATAAGATTGCTACTCCTTGGTCAGAACACATGGCATATTTAATGGGTGCTATTAAAACTGACAATGAGATTGGTAGAATTCTCATGGGTATTGGTAGACCTATTTGCCGTTTGGTTTCTAAGTTACCACCGAAACAACAAATGGGTGTTGCTGGTACTTGGACATTATGTTCCTTGTTCTTTGGTAGTTATTACATTGCATCATCATATGTTGGTATCAAGAATTTATTCAAGAAAGTAAAAAGTAAATTGATTGTTAGGAGTGTATAATGGATGAAGTAGTAGAAACAACCGAAGTTTTATATCCAAATGTTGATCCATTGGATCATATTTACCAACATCATCACGTATTGAATTATTTTGATAATGATGTTTATAATAGGATTTTGAATCTATCATCTGAAGACAAACATAAGTATTTTCATATGATTATGGATTATTCAGACATTCTTATTAAAATATTGGATGATGTAAACCACCCAATTTTCAATCATGTACACGCTAATCCATTTCATGTTGCAGAAATAAAATCACAGAATAATCCAAATGATTCTATTATTCCACATGATGTTAATTACGATAACGCAAAACAATTATTAGACGCATTTAATAATTGGAAATCCAATCTTTAATTGGTTATTTTGTTATGATGAGTGATAAAGATAGATATCCTTGGTATGAAAATTCACAAAATCTATTCTGGAAAAGTCCTATATGGGAAGTTCAGACTAAATTTGATGATGAATTTAATAAACAACTATTAGATGAAATTTATGACATTGGTAAAAATATTTCTACTGGAATAGATAAAGATCCCCACAATAGTCTTTGGGATTATAACAGACCAAATCTTGATATTATAAAACAAGAAATCATTGATATAGTTACAAAGACTATCACACAAAATATTCCAGAAATTAGAATGCTTAACCTAGTTGGGTGTGAGCATTTTATGGGATGGATTAATGTCAGAGAACCAGGTGAACGTTTAGAAGTTCATGGACACACCGAATCAGCCATAGCAGCTACCTATTATATACAAGCAAAAGAAGGTTGTGGTGACTTAGTAGCATTTGATACTGGTGGTGCTATAGATTGGGATAGAAATTCTCTCAGTGGGTCTCCTTTTATTAGAGAGAGAAGATATAAACCAGTTGAAGGTAGATTGATATTTTTCCCTTCATATGTTCTACATGGTGTTGATGAAAATAAATCCAATGATCTACGTATATCATTAACAACTGATATTAGAAAAGTTGTAGGAAAGAATTCAGCAAATACTGTGATATTAAAGAGTTGGGCAGGTAGAATGTCTAAGATCAAAGAGTGGAAATGATGTTCCGTAAAATCAATAAGATGTTTGAGACACCAATATATGCTGTCACTGATGGGTTAAAAAGATTTACTGGTATTAATGGTAAAGGTATTGATTATAAAAAGATATGGAGTCCAGAGGAAGACCAAATCTATAGTATCTTACCCAAGAGGTACTGGAGTGATTTTCACTTGACAATTATGGCAATTAATGCTAGAATACCACCACACATAGATAGCGATATCATTTGTAGTATAAATTTTTACATTGAAACTGATAATTGCAAGACTGTATTTTATAATATCAAGTCTGATAGTCCAGATACCTATAAGATAGAAAACCAAACTAATGGGTGTATATATAAAGAAGAAGACTTGGAAGAGGTAGATAGTTTTATTGCTAAACCTTATGAGATATGGTTACTGGATGTCAGTAAAGTCCATAGTGTAGAACCTTTAGGTGATTTTAAATTTAGAAAAGCAATTACACTAGGAACATTCAATAGAACTTATGATGAAATCTATGAAATGTTGAAAGAAACCGGAGCATTATAATGTGGTATGAAAAGTTAAACTTTCAATTTGATATTGAAAAACTTAAACAAGAAGTAAGGGAAAGTGTATTTACTCTTGGTGATCAAGTCATTCAAGGTAAAGACTATGAAACACCACAGTATCATGGTTTTGGTGGTTGGAGTCTACTAAGTCGTAATAGTGATTGGCATGATGGTTGGGAAGCAATTCAAACAGAACAAGGGGACACCCTAGAGAATTTTCTACCTACTAACGAATTAATCTATAAAGCATACAAATATTTTGGTATTGCTCATGGTCTTGAGCATGATAAACCAACTCAATCTTATGTTGGGGAGATTAAGAAAACCATAGACCAAATCAAAGAATCTGGTTTTTATCCTTGTAGAGTCAGAGTATCATGCCTTAAAGCAAGTTGTAAGAGTCTAGTACATAAGGATGCTGATACTTCAGAATACATGGCAAGAATTCATATTCCCTTATGGACTAATGAGAAATGTGTTCATATTTGTGAAGGTGAACATCTTCATATGCCAGCAGATGGTTCAGCATATATGATATGGGTTAATCTGTGGCACCAAATCAGAAATGATTCAAATGAAGATAGATACCATATTATAATGGATGCTTATGATACCAAGAAGATCACTGAACATTTTAAATATGAAGGTGACTTCAATGAATTACTATCTTATGTCTCTGATTATAGAGAAAATATTAACGGGGTAGATCTAACAGAAGATGATGTAACATTCTTTGAAGCAATCCGTAAAAAGTATATATCCAATTATAATGTTTAAATTCAATCCACCAGTTATACTGGAAGATCTACAATCTCAAAATATCAATGGTAAACGATTCTATACTACACCAGATGGAATCCGTTTACCTTCTGTCACTACCGTTATCGGTGCTAAAAAGAAACAATCTATCATGGAATGGAGAAATAGAGTTGGTGAGGAAACTGCCAACAAAATCTCTGCTAAAGCTTCATCTAGAGGTAACCGTGTACACAAACTATGTGAAGATTACATAGCAAATGTAGATGGGTATGCTAGAGGTGCTTTCCCTGATGCATTAGAGATGTTCAGAACTATTAAACCTGTTATTGATGAACATGTAGGTGAGGTATGGTATCAAGAACAGGCATTATACTCTCTACAGTTAGAGATGGCAGGTAGAGTTGACTTGATTGCATATTGGGATGGTGTGTTGTCTATTATTGACTTCAAGACCAGTAGTAGAATCAAGACCAAAGATATGATTGGTGATTACTTTGCTCAAGAAACTGCATATGCCCTGATGGTAGAAGAGTTGATTGGAGAACCTATTAATCAGTTGGTTACTCTCATGGCAGTTGATGATGAACAACCTCTTGTTTTTATTGAGAAAACTGAAGATCATCTAGTAAATTTAGTAGAACATATACAATTTTATAAAAATAACACTTGACAAAATTTCAGTTTTTATATATAATAGTACTATGAAAACAAGAAAACTAATCAAAAAACTTTACGAAGCCTGCTTTAATCACGACAAAGAGAGTGAGAAGAAGTTTTGGTTTAAACTTCTCAAGAAGTCAGCAAAAGGCAAAAACACAAAGGTAGTAAAATAGAATCTGTTTGAAGCCTACACGAAGGTATACAAGACACGGTGTGGTGACCGTCACCTCCACCTAAGTATATTCAGATGAGTATATTTAGGGGGGGTGTATAATCCTTTCGATTGTGTATAATAGTGTTAGGTTAGGATCGGCAAGAATCAGAAGCCGTTAGGATCAGGAGTTGCGTAGCGAACCCTAGTCGAAGAAGATAAATAAAGTAAAAGCAAACGATGACTTTTATAACTACGCTCTAGCAGCTTAGTCGGGGTTCGGTGGGGTTCCTTGTAACACAATTCCCACCACTTTTATTGGATACCACCAAGCGCCTTGGGGGTAATAAAGGGTTTGTAAGTTCATCCCTTCATCCAACGAAAAACTTTCATCCATCAACTACCAAAGGTATTTACAAATTATTATAAACAAAGTGAACAAACGGGAACTTACAACTCCTATTCTAAAAACACTCCAAAAGTAAAAAGCGAAAAAATCTATCGTAACTGGAGACCAAGAGGTTTCTGAGTATTTTTATACTCTAAATCTCGTAATCAAGAGGTAAGAAATGATGTATTCGAAACATCTAAAAATAAAACTGTTGTCATTCATTTTTTTGACATTAATTGTAACGAACTCAATGGCAGGACAAAACATAGCTAGTTGGTATGGTAAAGCACATCATGGACATAAAACTGCATCAGGTAAAATTTATAATATGTATGAAATGACAGCAGCCCACAAAACTTTGAAATTGGGAACCAGAGTCAAGGTAACCAATCTTAACAACAAGAAATCTGTAATAGTAATAATTACAGATAGGGGACCATTTGTTAGAGGAAGAATTATAGATCTATCATATGCAGCTAAAACTCAATTATCAATGGATGGAACTGCTCCTGTAGAATTAGAAATACTTGACTAGCATAGAATATTGTGATATAATATTCCTTTACATCGTGAGTTTATATTATGCCTACAAAAGATGAAGTTCAAAATTTTAGTATGATGATAGAGGGGTTGGCACACAGAATGGGTAGTACCCGTTTGGATGCTATTCTTCATCATTGTGAGGAATCTGGTTTGGAAGTAGAGGTGGCTAGTACACTTATATCCAATGCTCTGAAGAGTCGTATCAGTGAAGAAGCACAAGAAGCAAACCAGATCAAAAGAAGTTCCAAATTGCCTATATGATGACAGAAGGAACAGGTTTCTCTGCCTTTGCCTTATTTAATGCTCTTAAACTTCACTTCTCTACTGATAAATATGACTTTATAAAATATAATGGTAAGACAAGTGTTTCAAAATCTAAATTTGAAACAAGAAAGGACCGATATACTTTTTGTAAACTGTCTAGAAAATATAGTATGGAGGACTTAAAGAAGTTCTACATCTCCAATTTTCTAGAAATTGATGTGAAGTGGATTGGTGAGATATCCAATGAAGTAGGTGAAGTTAACTATAAGAAGTGGCAGAAGAGAACACAGAGCTTGACATATCATTTTGAAAGTGATATAATGTCTCTCTTTGAGAAGGTATCTTCGCCTAATGATTTGTTGAAGATACAACAAGGTAACTTTCCTTTACTTCTTCAAGTGTTAATGGAAGGTGGTGTCTGTATTGAAACTGTATGTATTCTAAATGATATCATGAACTTTATTCCTATGTGGGACAAGAAGATTGATGATGATATAATCTATCCTACATGGAGAAGGAAAATAGTTAAGTACACTCCATTCATAGATTATGATAGAAAGAAATTTAAAAGTATTTTAAAAGAGGCATTAAATGAACAAACCTGATATCAAACGTATATACGTGGACTTAGATGGTGTCCTTGCTGACTTCCGTAAAAGATATATAGAAATATTTGGTACAGACCCAATGGACTCTCATAAGCATAAGAAGATGAGAGACAATTGGAATAAGTTTGTAGATGATGGTGAGTTTGCTAACTTGGACCTGATGCCAGATGCCAAACCAGGTCTTGAGTACCTAAAGAAACTAAAAGATATTGAGATTTTTATCCTATCTTCTACTGCTAATGAAGAGCAGTTCAAAAACATCTCTAGAGATAAAAGAGAGTGGTTGGAGAAGATGGGAATTGATTTTCCTGCTATATTCGTTCCTGGTAAGAAACACAAGAAAGAATATGCAGAGAAAAATGCACTTCTGATTGATGATACACATTCAACAATTGAGAAGTGGAATGATGAAGGTGGAGTTGGTATATATCATACGGATTGGGGTACGACACTCACAATTCTTAAAATGTATATTTGATCATATAAATAATTACATTTAAAAACATTTAAAATATGAAAACATTTAAAAGATATTTATCAGAATCTAAACAACCAAAAAAGTATGATGATTTTGTGAATGGACATGGTTCTCATGCAAAAGAAAAGATGTATGATGATTTTGTGAATGGACATGGTTCTCATGCAAAAGAAGAACCAAAGAAAAAAGAAATTAAAAATAAAAAAATGACTTTTCATCAAGATTATTTTTTTGATGAAAGAGTGCAAGAATCAATTCTTGGTAATATTTTAAAACCAAACATCAATAAGTTTCTTTCTAAGAATCACAATTCACATTTTGGTGGTGATGATTATGATGTTAGTGATAATGACTTATATGATGGTCATTTATATAGCGGTCACTACCACTATGGTGATCAAATGAAGCATTTAGAGAATACACATTCATTATCCGATAAACCCGAAGAATCACAGAATGCGGTAAATCAATATACACTATCTAGTGGATTACTAAACGGAGAGTTGATTGATCACCACAATGATGGAAAAGAAGCACCAGAAAAAGTAGGGGGAATTAATGTTCATCATTTAGATAATGCATTCCAAAAATCAAAAATAAAAACACACACTTTTTCCGGTGCAGGTTTTGATATTAGGAACACAAGACCAGCTGGAAAAACTAAAAATGGTAATACCGTCTATCATTCTCCTGGTTATATTTCTTCATCACATGATCCTCATGTAGCTAAAAATTTCGCAGATACCAGATCCCAATCAAAATTTTTCAAACCTAAAAATAGACAGATATTGCACATTGAAACTGGTGAAGGACATCACATATTACCTATTGGTTCATCCAGTAATTTTGAAGATGAAAATGAAACCTTACACCCAAGAAATTCTCATTATGAACACATTAAAACAACCACACACAAAGATAATAAAGGAAATTTATATGATGTTCACCATCTAAGAAGAATTCATCCATCAGAATTAATAAAATAGGAGGTTGACTTCACCTAAATAGTATGATATCATGTATTGAGTGAAATAATCCGTTTATACTCCGTTTAATATTCCGTAACATAAGAGGTAATTATGAGCACATTTGCTAATCTAAAACGTCAATCCGGTAACCTTGACAAGCTTGCAAAAGCAGTTGAGGCACTGAACTCTTCAGAATCATCTTCAGATCGTTCCGATAACTTCTGGAAACCAGAGGTAGATAAGGCAGGTAATGGTATGGCAACCATTCGTTTCCTCCCTGCAGCTGCTGTGGATGGTGATGATGCACTTCCTTGGGTCAAGGTATTCTCTCATGGGTTTCAAGGTCCAGGTGGGTGGTTGATTGACAACTGCTTGACTACTAAGAATCAAGCATGTCCTGTTTGTGAACACAATTCTACTTTGTGGAATTCTGGTATTGAAGCAAACAAGGATATCGTTCGTAAGCAGAAACGTAAGTTGAACTATATCACAAACGTTTATATCGTTTCTGATCCAAAGCATCCAGAGAATGAAGGACAGGTAAAACTGTATAAGTTCGGTAAGAAGATCTTTGATAAGATTACTGAAGCAATGAATCCTGCATTTGAAGATGAAACTGCTATCAACCCATTTGATTTGTGGGCTGGTGCTAACTTCAAGTTGAAGATTCGTAAGGTAGAGGGTTATCAGAACTATGATAAGTCAGAGTTTGAATCTCCTTCTGCATTGTCTAACGATGATGCTGAACTTGAAAAGATTTGGAAGTCAGAACACTCTCTGAACGATTTGGTTTCTGATAAGGAATTCAAGAGTTATGACCAGTTGAAATCTCGTCTTGATAAGGTACTTGGTCTTGCTGGTGGTGAACCAGTTAAGAGGACTACAGTAGAACAGATTAAGGAATCTACTCCAAGATCTGCACCAGTTGCACAGGATTCTGGTGCTGGTTGGACTGATAGTTCTACCACTGAGGATGATGACGATATGGCATACTTCTCCAAGTTGGCAGAAATGGATGAATAGTTAATCTAACGTGAGTTTGGGGAGATGTTTATGATGTCTTCCCAAATTTGCACAATCTACTTCCTTTTTACATACAATACAACAACACAATTCTCTCTTTCTATTTTTGTTATAGGGGATTTGTCCAGTTTTCTTTCCTTTGTTCCAAGGTGCTCTGCCTTTTGCTTTATTGGACATTTTCATTAATGATTCTATGGAGTGTTTGTGTCCTCTTCTTTTATCAGCGCACTTCTTTATAATTTCCTTAGAAAGTTTTTTACCAGTATGTGCAATAGATTTCTTTAATCTAGTTTCATCACTTTCTATAGATCCTTTTCTTTTACCGTCTCCACCAGGAGTCATATTATATCCACCATTTAGAGTATTATACTGATGTATAAAAAACGATTCCATCACATTCAGTGTGTGGTTGTTATCTTTACTTTGGTATATTACATTCCATTCAAAATTTTCCCAACCATATTTTTTTAAGGCATTATAGAACTTCCCGATTCTTCTATTTTTATTATGATTTTGTTTATGGTCCACCATTCTTTTTGGCCAATTACTATCAAATCCAATATATGACTTACCATTAATTTTATTAGTTGCTTTATAGATTGAATAAATATTCATTGCTGATACTCCGTGTTAGTATTAGAGTGTATGAGGATTGCCGTCCTGCGATACACATTTATTTATGCAGAAGAAGATTAATCTTCAAAATAAAAACCCCTCTTCGGAGGGGTTTCTTTTTAGAACGGACAGGTATTAGATAATACTACACCAAAATAAGTTTCATTAGGATTCCTACACAATACTTTTCCATCAGGAGCATCATTTTTATTTCCACCAATAGAAACTGCTTCTGTTGGCATTTGAAATAAATTCACATCTTGATTATACCCTTCTTCCAGATCTTGTAATATTGGTATGGATTTTAATGAATCTACATCATTATGCATAAAGGCAGATATCTCTCCATCAGTACTGGAAATGGTTTGTTCCATTGTAGGTTGATCTGATTCAGCAGATAGGTTTTTACCTTCTTCAAAACCTTTTAAAAATTCATTACCTGTTTTGTCTAATTCATTATATTTTTTTCTAAGTTTTTCTATTCCTTCTTTTGTTTGCATCAAAAAATAAAGTGTATTTGAATCTTTTTCTAGATCATATTCTTCATTAGTTGTTTTATCTCTTACACGAGGATGTAGAGAATTGGGATTAACAAGTTCAAATTTAGAATCTTTAAATCTTTCAATTAAATCTTCTGGTAATTTAAGTTCTAAATTATGTTGTTTTAGGGATCTTTGTTGGAAATCTGGTTCTGCGCCGAACCATTTCCCGCCCATTTTTTCCAGTCCTCTAGTTGAAGCTTCAACTTCATCAGGTAAATATCTTTGTTGTAATTCTCCCAAATATTGTGGGTTTTCTAAAACTTTAAGTATTTGTGCCTCTATGCTGGCATTTCCCAATACAGATTGCCTCCACCCAAACACCCTTCCTTTAACTTCATCTGGTGTCTCTTCAATTATTTTTCTAACTTTTCCAATATAATCTTCACCATATGTCGTTTTCTTCATTTCCAATTCTATAGGTGCAGTTGGATGACCACCAAGAGCTATAAATCTTTTTACTTTACCCATTGGATCTCTTCTAAAAGATTCCAAAGAGGATTTTAAATCATCCCAACTTTCTGTTTTCAACTCAGATAAAAATCCACCAAGAAATTTTGAAATCATTTTTTCAACGTTATGATAAATTGACATTATAAGGTCTTGCAATTTTCCATCTTTACCATTAAAAAAATCTTCTATTGCATCTGATACTGGAGAAATAGCTTTCATTATCGCATATTTATTATCATATATAAATTTAGCGACTCCAGCTAAAGCAGCTATTACACCTAGATGTGAAATAATAAAATCTAAACCAGATGATAAGATACCAATAAATCCTTTTATACCACCAGTTATAAGGTCAATAAATGAAAAAGATTTGTCTTCTTCAACATCTTTATTTTTCTTAGGCAATCTTTTTGCAGTTGCAACTTTTGCAATAGATTTTAATAACGATTTATGTCTACGTTCAACTTCTTCTAACTGTTCCATATCAAGGTTATGTTCAAGTTGTTTCTGCTTTTTATCTTGTCGTTGCACTTTAACTGAGAAGTTAAACATCTTAGCAAGAATGTCAGCAGATGAATCTCCAACTTTCAATGGTCTATTTTCAGACGGACCAACAGATGATTTTGTAGGATCTTTTTTACTATATGATTTATTCCCCTGATTACCACCAGGTAATAACATACTAAATCCTTCATGCATTAGGGAAATGGTGTTACTAAGGACTTTTTCAACGTTACTCAATCTTTGATCATAGGTCTTAGATGATTTATTGAGAACTTTTACTTGAGTTATTATTTTAGTTAAATTATTAGTTTTCATTTTAAACTATTCTCTAATTTGGTCTATCTGATCTAGGTATATCTCTGAGTGATGATGATTGTGAATTATTACCACTTGATTTATTAACAACAACCACTTTATTCATTTCTACAATCGTAGTAGAACCTTGTGCTGTTGGTTTCTTTTCTGGTGTTGGTGGAGTTCTTGGTGTTGTTGTCTGTGTTGCAAGTTGTGTACTACCTAGAGAACCAGAAAATGTTGATGCTGCTTGTGGTGATTTGAATTCAACATGGATATGTCCACCTGTTGCGTGTGCAGAAGGGTTCTTATATTCATCTTCAACGTTATAATCTTTACCCTCAGATAATCCAGCACCACGTAATATCTGTTTTGTAATTTGTGTTGCTTCACTTGACTTTGATGGATCATTTATAGTATAATCTAATGCCAACCCTTGATTGTGTCTAGATGATGGGTTAGCACCACCATGAAAAACATCATGGAATGCAGTGAATTGTCCAAACTCACCTGGAATTTTAGTTGATTGTATTTTCCTTGCTAAATCGATAACACCTTTTTGTGTTGCCCCACCACCAAATGATTGACCCGCTATACCACCTTTAACTCTTAAACCAGAAGCATCAGGCATAGGACCAGATTCAACATTCATATCTGGTGTTGAATATGCTCCAGATTTATAATATCCTAAAACTTTTTTAGTATAATCTTTTGTTTCTTTAAATGGTACTTTATTGTCATGCTTTGCCATGTTGCCTTCACCAGCATTATAGGCAGATATAGCAGTTTCTATGTCTCCATATTTCTTCAACAACCTACTAAGGTGTTTCGCACCACCTCTAACATTTTGTTCTGGATCTTCTGGATTTGATATACCCAAAGATGCAAAATTTTCTGGCATTATCTGCATCAAACCTTTTGCCCCTTTTGGGCTAGTCGCTTTTGGATTAAACTGACTTTCTACTTTCGCTACAGATTTTAATAATCCGGTAGGTATGTCATATTGTTTTTCATATTTCTGAAACAATTGATCATAATCAGATGGGCCAATTTTTTGTGATATTGACATACTAGAAAATATGTTAGAAATTGTTCTAAACTTTTCTGCTATTCCAGACGTATCAAATGCACCAATTAATTCTTGAATTTTTGCTGATACATCTGGAGCGTACATTAATCCTAATATACCTAATCCAGCACTCATATACAATGCAGCATTAACGGGTTTATCTGTAGGAACACCTTCTGTTGGTCCTTTACCAACAAGTGCTTCTGTTAGTTCCTCGTTTCTCTTTTCCTTAGATTCTTCTTCATATTTTCTGAACTTTCTATACTGCAACTCCTGTTTC